ACTTAAAGGGATTTACCCTCAAAAATTTAATCGTTACCATAGTAGGCACGACCTCTATCGTTACGTCCGTAATGACAACCTATTTCGCGCTGAAAGACGACGTTAAGGACTTGAAGAACTCCACCGAAGTTATTAACCGAGTAAACGACATGCGACTGAAAATACTGGAAACGCAGGTTCAGATTTTACAACAGGACGTAAAAGAATTAAAGGAGAGAAAGCAATGATTTTCTTAACTGAAGATGACTTCGTACAGTACCAGGTGCGTACCGAAGTGCTTTCCGTTTTAAAAATAGCGGCAACGACGCTGGATGCCTCCGAGCTTGTTGCTATGGAGCAAGTAAGCTCATACCTGAAAACCCGGTATGATATGGCGGCAGCGTTTGAAAAGACAGGCGACGACAGAAACCCGCTGCTGATTATGTACATGATCGACATTATCATGTATCACCTGCACAGCAATACTGCGAACCGGGTTATGCCTAAAAGCAGAGAGGACAGGTTTAATGCGGCCATTACATGGTTAACAAGCGTGAACTCGGGCGACCTGATACCTAACCTTCCATCGCTGGAAGCAAATAATCCCGACCCAATTTATCGGTTTGGCTCAGACGAGCGCTACGCAAACAGGTGGTAAAACACCATTTAAACACTATTTAAACGATGCAATTAAACGCAAGAATTGGAAAACAGGTTAATAACGGCGTAGTCAATACCGGCGTGATTAACCTAAGCGCAGACGACTTTAAAAGGGAGCTTGAAAAAGACCCGGCTAAAGTGATGGCGGCTATTATACAGCAGCAGCGCACATTATTTTCTAAACAGATACAGCATTGGATTTATGCGCGGGCTAACGCCGAAAACCCTATTTACCCTATTCGCACTCAGCTTTACGACATTTACGATGACGTAATGATTGATGGATTTTTAACAGGCCTGATCTATAACCACCGCATTTTGCCTGTTAAAAACAAGGCTTTCAAAATCAAAAACGCAGCTGGCGACGCAAGCGACGAAAAAGCCAAATGGTTTAAAGCGTCTTGGTTCAGGGAGTTTATTAAACTGGCTATGGAAAGTCCGTTTTACGGACACTCTCTCCCTTATTTTAAAGAGCTGGAGTATGACGGAAAGACATCGTGGGTAAAAAAGGTTGAGCTGATACCGCGTAAACACGTTATTCCCGAAAAGCATGTTTACACCGTTTATCAATCAGACCTTACGGGCGTAGATTATGAGCAAGCGCCGGTAAGTAATTATGTAATACCGGTTGGCGACACTAAAGACCTGGGGTTGCTAAACAAGGCTACGCCGCTTGTCATCCTGAAAAAACACGGCTGGAATAATTGGGATCAGTTTGCAGAACGTTTCGGCATGCCAATTATGACGGTTAAAACAGCCTCTCAGGACGCACGTGTACAAAGCGAAATTGAGTCTTGGCTTAAGAACCTATCGACAGGCTCTTACGGTATTTTCCCTGCCGACACAGAGCTTGACATACAGGAAAGTAAAAAGACTGATGCCTTTCAGGTATTTGCCGAGCTGATCGACAAGGTAGATGCAGAGCTTGCCATCCTCATCAACGGGCAAACGATGACCTCTATGGACGGCAGCAGCCGGTCGCAGGGCGAGGTGCATGAGCGTGTTAAGGACGAGATCACTAAAGACGACGAAATCTTTATTGACACACTCATCAACGAAAAGCTTATTCCGCTTTTGCGTGATGTGCACAACTACCCTTTTGAAGAGGGCGATTATTTTGAATGGGATCAACCCGAAGATTTAACGGCCCTGCTGGCTATATACAAGGGCGTAAACGACATGGGCTTTCAGTTAGATGCCGACGAGGTATCTGAAAAGTTTAACGTTAAGATCATTGGCTTAAAACAGGTTGCACCCGTACCGGGTGAAAATGATAAACCCGACGACCCTGAGGCAGACGACGAAACGTTAGAGGACGATCCTGTTGAGCAGCCGGATAAATCCGAAAAGCCGGTAAAGGGCAAGAAAGCACCGGCGGCAAAATCCGCTAAAAAGAAAAGCGAGGAGCTAAACGCAAAAGCCGTTTTAAAGCTTCACGCCGATATCATTCAACTGATGGGAGGTACGCGTGTGCACTAAATGTATGATGATCGACTTGTCGGCAAAGATCGAAGGCATAGAGCCTGAATTTTTACGCGTAGCTAAGTTGATCCATTCGGGCAAATTAAAGCCCGGTGAGATTGACCCGGCTATGGTAAAGAAGATCGCGCAGCAGTTTACGAAAGGCGTGTTTAAAGGCTTCGGCAAAACGCTGGACACTAAAGACCTGAGCGAGGAGCAAAGGACTTTCTTAACAGGGATGCGCAAAAACGTCTACGTATTTAGCGGCTTTAAAAATTACCATCAGTTAAAGGAGGTATCGATGCTGGTATCGACCGACGAGGGTAAGCTTAAATCGTTCGATAAATTTTACGACGATGCGTTGCAAATCAACAAAACCTACAACGAAATTTATGCAAGCGCCGAGTATAATAACTGTGTAGGCTCTGCACAAATGGCCCGCACTTGGCAGGACATGATTGAAAACGACGTTGCTATGCTAACCTATCAAACGGCTGGCGACGACCGTGTGCGCGAAGAGCATGCCATCCTGAACGGCATAACTGAGCCGTTGGACTCGGATTTTTGGAATACCTATTACCCGCCTAATGATTGGGGCTGTCGGTGTGACGCGATGCCATCCGGCGAGGGATCAAAACGCGAAATGATACCCGATGCTGAGTTACCCGACCTGCCCGATATGTTTCAAAACAACGTGGGAAAAAGCGGCGTGATCTTCCCGGACACACACCCATATTATGATGTCAGCAAGGCCGTTGCCAAATCCATACGCGCCCAGGTTGACGATATTTTAGCAGAGGAGGAGTAAAATGCCTAAAGGTTTAGACTACGTAATTAATTTAAGGGACGGCGACTTTGGCGGCGCCGCTAAAGCGCGCAACTCGGTGCTTGGCATAGACAATGCCGTCGAGCGTACCGAGGGCAGGCTTGGCGGCTTGCGCGACGTTATCGGCGAAGTTGGCGGCGCTATCGCTGGCATTTTTGCTGTAGAAAAGATATTTGAGTTTGGCAAAGAGTCATTAAGCGTTTTTCGCGAGACTGAGCAGGCAGCGGCGCAGGTTAACGCCGGTATTGTCAGCACAGCAGGCATAGCCGGTAAAAGTCTCGACGAGCTGAGAGAAAAAGCCGAGGAGCTTGAGCATAAAACTTTGTTTACCGAAGCGCAGACTTTGAATGCCGACGCGATGCTTTTGACCTTTACGAATATTCGTGGGAAGATCTTCGACGAAGCCATTCCGGCAATTGAGGATTTAGCTACAAGGATGGGCGGCAGCGGCCCGGCAGACCTGAAGGGAGCAGCTATACAAGTCGGCAAAGCTTTGCAAGACCCGATTACGGGTATTGTAGCGCTGCACCGCGTGGGCGTATCATTTAACGACCAGCAAAAAGCGCAGATCGCAACCTTAGTTAAACACGGCGATATCGTTAAAGCGGATACCATCATTTTGAAGGAGTTAAATACTGAGTTCGGTGGATCAGCCGCCGCCGCTCGGGGTGTTATTGGCCCGACCGCCGACCTCAACGTCAAAATGGAAGAGATGAAAAAAGGTTTGGGCCGACTGATAAGCGAAGGCTTGCAGGTAGTTGTGCCGCTATTGCTTGACGTGATACAGGGCGTTGAAGAGACGGGACACGCGCTGGCTGGTGCTTATCATTGGGTGAAGGAAAACTCGGACATCTTTAAAGCACTCGGCATTGGCATAGCCGCCGCCGGTGCAGCGTTCGTAATTGCTAACCCGTCGGTTATCGCTTTTGGCATTGAGGCCGGTGTCACCGCGATTGCTACAGGCGGCCTTGCCGTTGCGCAGGGTGTGTTAACCGCAGCACAATGGGCGCTTAACGTGGCGATGGATGCTAACCCGATCGGGCTGATTGTTACCGGCGTGGGGCTGCTGGCTGCCGGTATTTACGAAGCCTATAAAAAATCGGAAACGTTTAGGGCGATACTTGCAGGTATTGGCGAAATAGGCAGCGAGTTAATGCCGGTGTTTAAGGGCTTAGGTGAGATCATACTCGGGGCGTTTACACTTGATGTTGACGCGATTAAGCAGGGCTTTAATGACGCGGTTAAAGGCGTACAGCACTTTGTAGAGAACGGCGGCGTTAAAGGGGCGTTTATTCGTGGCGCAGCTCATTCGTTAGACGAAAGCCATAAAGCGGACGAGGAGGAAAAGAAGCGACAGGCCGATGAAAAGGCAGCGCTGCATGGTACGAGTGCAAACGAACTTGTACATCCTAAAAAAGATGCGCCATACTCTATAACGACAGGCGGCAGGGGAAAAGGCAAGGGCAGCGGCGAAACGGCCACGCTGAGCAGCGGCAGGCAGGTACGTAACGTGCAGGTAACTATCGGCAAGCTGGTTGAGCGATTGGAGGTACATACCACTAACTTATCGGGCGTTAGCAGCGCCGACATTAAGCGCCAAATAACTGAATTGCTTACCAACGCTGTACATGATAGCGAGCTTGCTTTAGGTTCGCAATAGTTAACGATCATGAGCGACAACAAACATGCCGGTGAGTTTGACAAGCTGATAAAAGATATTCAGGCCCTGCGGTTGCGGCTAATCCGACATGCTGCTGCACTGGCGCTGGCGTTCTTTAAACAAAGCTTCGTTAATCAGGGCTTTACAGATAACGCGCTTGTAAAGTGGGATAGCCGCATTCCAGGCACACCGAACGATAAGGGACGCGCTATTGAAACCAACCGGGGTATTTTAAAGCGAGGACTGCGAATTAAAAAGGCAGATGCCAGCGGCGCAATAGTCGGAATGGACGAGGCGATCACTTACGCCGAAACCCAAAACTTCGGCGGCAAAATACCGCTAACGCCTAAGATGCGCCGTTTCTTTTGGGCGATGTATTTTCAGGCTGCCGGTGCAAAGATTTACAACGTTAAGACTAAGGCCGCAGCCGACACTAAACGAAATCAGGCATTGGACGATAAAGCTCAGTTTTGGAAAAACTTAGCGATCAGTAAAGAGAAATTTATAACCATACCAGCCCGGCAGTTTATTGGTGACAGCCACACGCTTGAGCGGCAGATCATCAACTATGTAACAACCGAACTGGATAAATACTTTAAAGCAGCATGAGCGTAAAAAAAGATATCTATAAACTCATCGGCGAGTACCTGATGAGCATTTTACACGTTGAGGACGCTGAACACCCCGACGGAATTATACCGGCAGACTCAGGCCTGCCGAACCTCGGATGGTTTGACAAGCAGATGGGCCAGTTTAACAACCCGCAAACCAGCTATGCCATGCCGCTGCCTACCATATTAATGGAGTTTCAGCCCATACAATGGCAGACTATCGGTAAGAACCAGCAAAAGGGAACGGGCAACATCCGTTTTTACATTTATTTTGAGAATTACGCCGACGCGTTCACCGGCTCAGTCAATCAGGATTTAGCCTTGCAGTTTTTTGAGTTTACCGAATATGTACACCTTGCGTTACAGGGTTTTTACATC